GTACAGGCTCATGTGTTGCAGCTAGCACAGCCCATGCTTTGGCGTGGAGCTGTGACATCTGTGATTGTCAATTTTGCTGCTTCCGCTATGATGCTCCACGTGCAATTGCACTGTTGTCGAAGCCCGCTGCTGTGACACAGCCAATTGACCACGAACTGCAACACACGCCCCTCACGATTGCAAACCGTGCATTCGCACGTAATAAATATGATAACGATTGCCCTTGCCCAATTTGCATGAACATACCAAAACCATATGTACCGCAAATACACCCCGTGTTAACATCACACACGGCGGCACCGGTAGATTCCTTACTAGGTAGATACGAAAGTCTTTTACATAAGTATAAGACGCAAGAGGAAGTTTTCCCTTTTTTTGACGAAAACGAGGATTTTGTAAAGAAACCAGAACCGAAAAATGACACAACTGTAATACCCGTTGGACTCACTGAGGAACTAGTCAAATTACCATCCATCTTTGACCTCGCAGACGTCATCCTGCCTGAGGTCACTGATTATGATTTTACCAAATATCACCCGGAAAAAGCAATTAGACCTAGAGAAGCGGCTATTCGCCTTCTCGGTAATCATTTATTAGTAGACGCCAATCGCTATGATGATCCTGATCCGTTGTTTTCCGATGCAGCATATGAGCCAATAAAACCGGTCCATAAAACTGCCACTAAAACTCATAATCATCGTCAAACTGACCGCACCATATTGAACGTGGGGAACCATATACTACCCATAAGATTTGAACCACTCTTGCAGCCTATCGTTAGAGAAGGTCCAACAATGTTCGATAAACGCGTACCCTCTGCACCTTATAGAGAGATAGATCCTAAACCGATACTTCGTTTGGGTAACCACAAGTTAGACATCAATGCTAAGATCGAAAAACCAATCGCAAAAACGCCGTACAAGTCACCAGTGGACGTCAAGAAGTTGCTCATGCGGGTCGGAAATCACTTTTTACCTAGTGATGTCGACACCGTCGGTTATCGCTTTATTAAGCGTAAGGACGCAACTACCGCGCAAGCGAAAAGCTTCGATACAATGGTCGGCGACATGACCAACAATCGCGACCTCATTGATTTATTCAACCCAGCTAACAACATTGCTGTAGGCGGCCATGCTGAACACATCGACACACCTATAATCGACTTGGCTAGCAAAGTGGGTAACCACCAGGATTTAACATTCACCGATATTCTTAACATTAGCGAGGATATTAAGGTAAGTAATCGAGCTAATGCTCTTGACCCGTTGTTTAAAGACACTATGCACATCGATAACTATTTGAATCACAATAAAATAGACGAAAAATACCATTTACTTGATCATAATAAACCAGTTTTAAATAAGTTTATAATACCGCTTTTGTGCGGTGCTGCTGGTGCGAGTAAAACGTCTTCAATTCTTAAAGTTAAAACACCCGATTGTCATATTATATCACCGATACTTAATAGCAGATTGATCTCTTACACTGTTTTTCTAGACAATTTAGCCAAATATAACGTCAAATCAATTATAATAGACGAAGTATTTGCCATGTCCAATGATGAAATAGCCTACATCGCCGCAGTTTGCGAGCAGAGGAAAATCAACTTATATGCTTTTGGTGATCCCAAACAAGTCAAGAGTTATGTCAAATCCAACTGCACGATGACGTATACGTGCAATCATTACAATTTGGTCAGCAACCGGATGCTCAGCGGAGCATGCGATATGTTGCAGAAGTATATACCGGGTCTCAGCACTACCAACGGCTGTAAGAACAGCATACGCCGTACGAATAAATTGCCAGATAATGACGACGACGTACATATCTGTTTCACAAAGAAATATAAAACAGAAAAATGTAGGGATAATATTAAAATAATGACCGCACACGAGTCGCAGTCTTTAACAATCCCAAATGTCGTTGTCCACTGTGGTGATATTACTGAGATAACCCGTGAAGAACAGATCAAATATATATACGTCGCTATTTCGCGTGCCAGTAACCGCTTGATTCTATACGGTAAGAATTCGGAATTGCAGGTGTTTGAGGCCATATTATCTAGCCCTATTGAAAACACCGATGCTTTAACCAACAAACCCGAACATGACTCAACATATCACTACACCGTGCTAAAAACCGTTGACCCTGCAGTAGAACGCATTGAGGTCGACCGCAGTCGCATTGACGTCAGTAACATCGACTTAATGCTACATAAAATGATAGCCCGTGTAAACCCAACTGCGCAAGATGTTATTGTGAGAGCTAAAATATTACCACCAGTGGAGACCAAAGTTAAAATCGCCTTAGCCCATGTCGCCGGTTTAGATGTCGATAAAACCGGGTACTCCATTAGCAATCACAATTTCACACGCGATGATCAAAGTAAGGATAGTTTTCGTACAATTCAAACCCTGCTTAGTAGATATAGCAAAAACGTTAAACAGAGAGAACATGTTGACCGATTGCAAAAAGGCCTAAAGAAATTTCTTAATCCTCTGAAATATCGAAAGCGAGCGTTCGATCTAGAAGAACTGAGGTTCCACACTAACGCTTATTTAGTTGAATTGCAAAAGAAAGTTAATGAAGGAGACGATCCATTTGTGACTGCGCTCGCAAATGAAGCCGTCGAAAATGACCCAGCTTTCAAAAGAGAATTTGATAATGTATGCACCAGCTTCCTTGATTCTGTCAATAGCAAAGTGCGTGCAAAATCTGAACTAGAGAAAGAGTGGCCAGAACTTTGCAAAAATCTAGTCGGTTTTGTCATGAAGAAGCAATATAAACATTTAACTTCTCATGGTAAAGACCTAGACTACAAAGCTGGTCAAGGTGTTGCCTCATGGACTAAAATCATGAATGTTATATTCAGCGGCTATAGTCGTTTGTTACAGGTACATATATCCGAATCTGTCAATGATAACGTGCTAATTGCATATAACAAATCAGATCTAGAACTATCCGTTTTTTTTTGAAAAATACGGGGACAAATTTTCCGATCCCAAGTACGTGAATACGGACAACGATTTCACGGAAATGGACACCACGCACGGGGAGTCTATGGTCAAACTGGAAGGTATCTTATTTGATGATATCAACATGCCAGAAGCCATGAAAAAAATGTACTATGAAGTAAGATCGCAATGGACGTTATCCTACATGAGTAGGAACGGTCGTTCAACTTTAAAGAATAAATTCTGTCAACATTCTGGGCAGCCTTTGACTTTATGTGGTAACACATTATTGAATATGGCAGCTGTAGGCGCATTTATTGAACTCGGTACTATTTTATACATCGCCTTCAAGGGTGATGACATGAATTCCCGTAGCACGATGTGTACACTGAAGAAAATTTCAAAAGACCAAACAGAGTCCTCATACTTCGGTTACAAGTTCAAAGTGTTGAATCCCACCGTCAGTGAATTTATAGCTAATATAATCACACCGCATGGTTTCTTTCCAGACATCTTGAGGAGAGTGACTAAGAACATCAGCAAAGTTTACGAAACGGAGCAACAATGGGAAGAATCGCGTATTAACATATTAGAGTCGATTAAATGCGTGCGTAATAACACGCACTTCGTCACCGGTAAGAATCTAACGGTCAAGCATTATAACGATTTAGGTATTGCTATCACCGCCGGTGAAGTCGACTACATATACGCATATTTAACACAACTATCAAAGATACAATACTCTGAACTTCAAGAAATGAATAAGGTGACCAAAACCACCCATTATGCTGACATTACCACCAAG